ACAAGACGGAGCAAACGGCATCATGAACATCGATGGCACTTCGCAAGGCACATTTACAGTGGACACGAATAGATATTGGGATAATATAATATATATCGGCAAACCGCCTTGGTTGTCAAGTCCCCAAATGAAAATGTCTGAATTTGTAATGTATTGGAGCGTAAATTCTGCAAGCGAAATTTCAGGCATCGAAAGCAACATTGCAACCTTCTACGACATCACATTATGAACGGCTATATCATAGTCCTACCAACGGACACGCAAACAAGCGAAGCACGGGCAAAGCAAATCACGCGCGAGCTGTACAACATCTCTCGACCCGTTCTCATACAAGCAGAGTGGGAAGTCGATTCAGCCGTGTTTGGGATTATCGTACACCCTGACGGAGTACAGAACGCTTTGCAAGTGGACACCGAGTATCTTATAAACGTTCACCCAGCGGCAACGCTCGAACGCCTTGTTGCGTGCTTCCCTGAGCTTTCAAACGATGAGCGGTACAGCCTCAGCAGTTACGTGCAAGTGAATCAGAAGTTCCCGTTCGGGCATATCGTGCCGAGCGATACAACGATCCGAACACAGGAATATATGGTTGAGAATGGTTGGTTCCCTGAAGACCCCGAATTATGAAAGCAATTAAAATCCTCCTCCTCTTCGTTCTCGCAATCGTAGCGATCCCCGTTGGGATTGTTTACTCGGTTGGTGAGTCTCTTTACTTTATTACCTCAGATATCCTTAGAAGCATTTGGAGGGCTATTTACGACCTCTTTCGGGACGTGTCGATAATTGTATCGGTTACAGCGTCAAAGTTCCTCAATCGGCTTCTAATGGATTCGGGCGTTCCTTTCGGGAATCATTCCGTTTCGGCTGTCCTGGGAGCCAACCAACGAGAACGAACACTCACGGGTCTCGGTTTATGGCTGACTCTGTTACTCGATAGCATCGAGGAGAACCATTGCCGCAAGGCATCCGAACGCGCAGGGATATGAGTAAAGTCAACGAGACACTCATCGCGTTTGCAGATGATATCCTCAAGAGTGCAAAGAGGCATCTTGGAGGGCGTAGGATCGGCAAGAATAAGAACTACGGAGTCGCAACGGGTACACTGAAGCGGTCTCTCAATTACCGCGTCCGCGTTCGTGGGAACGAGATTCGAGAAATCACCTTCGGAGCCAAAGGCAAGGCGAAGAAGTACGCTCCCTTTATTCACTTCGGAGTCAACGGCACTCGCAAGAATCAAGGGTCTCCCTATTCATACAAGTTCGAGAACCCATCCCGTAAACATCGCACCGCTTTAAAGAGTTGGATACGCGCCAAAGGCATCAAAGCACGCGACGAAAAAGGGCGATTCAAAAAGCAAAGCGCAGACTCTCTCGCTTATGTGTTGGGTCGAGCGGTCAAACGCAAGGGAATTGTGGGACTTCGCTTTTATGAGAAAGCATATACAGCGGTAAGCAAACGATACACCAAGAAATTAGGAGCGGCATTCGCGGAAGATATCGCGGGTAAATTCAAAGCAAACCTCGGAAACATAACGATAAAGAACTAATGGCGCAAATCGAAGCAGCACCTTCAGACAGGTGGATCCCCGCAGGGCGAAAGCTACTCTTCACCCTCGGACCCAATGAAACGGTTACCGATGATTACCGATATATCGTGCAGGTTGAAGAGAATGGAACTATCATCTCGAAAATTTACTTGACTCCGAACCCAGCGACCTTCGCTTTCTTTGATTTATCCGAAGTCATAGAGGGACGGCTTGAGGTGGATTCTTTGAAATACAACACGACGAACACGATTCATACGTTCCATAACAAGATGTTCACTCGGTCGAATGATAACATGAAGCGTTATCGGGTGCTGGTTGGGTTCTTTGACGGCACGACCGAAACATTGGCTGAGGACGAGTCTTCATACTATTACCACTTTGACGGATACGAACAACTCTCGCAAGGGTTAGACCCTTCCTTTTCGGATTATTACGGCACGGCTTCAACGAAGAAAGTTTGGTTGACGGATCGCATACCCGTGAACAACGTCATCGAAGTGAGTGCAGGCATCGAAGATAACGGGGTTGCAGCTTTCATCAATAGCGACGATACCGGCTCACTTATTACTCGGTTCCTCATAAACACCTACGACACAGCCGGAAGCCTTGACGATACCTTGACATATATCGTGAACTCCACGAATGGGGGTCTCGTTCCGACCACCACTTGGAACGATTCAAACAACGATGCAAGCCTTTTATATGCCTATGTTTATCCGGCATCTTTGAGTGCAATTACAACGGCTCTGAATGCGGTCACGGGGGGTTGGGGTCATTACGATATTGTTCCTTCAACCGATTCAGCGCAAACAGGAAACATCCTCCGCATTCGTAACAATTGCAGGAACACAAAGAACGAACCTGTTCAATTGGGGTGGGCAAATACTCGGGGCGGGTGGGATTATCTCCGCTTTGATGGGAAGAAACAAAAGACCGTAACCCGCGAGGAGAAGACATACCGAAAGATTGTCGGGGATTATACCGGTTCACAATTCGAGCTCGCTTCCAGCGCACGACAAATTAAGCCGTACCAACTCGAAGCGAAAGAGACCTATCAACTCAACAGCGTTCTGACAATTGAGGAGGTCACCTTGATGCAGTATTGCATGAGGTCAAAGAATGTCATGGCACGAATCGACGGCACTTGGGTTCCGGTTACGATCCAAACCAACTCGATGCAAATCGAAGAGGAAACCGTCTCGAAGGTGTTCATCACTTCGTTCAATGTAGAACTCGCACAAACCATCCGATGCTAAGACTCACCCTTGCAGGAAACGAGATTGAACTCTACGAGAATGAGCCGGTGAACCTGAGTTATCAGTTCTCGGATATACAGGATATCAACGCTTCATCATCGAGCTTCTCGCAGACCTTCCGCGTACCACTCACGAAGAAGAACCAAGATTACTTCGGGGCAGTGAATGAGTTCGGTCTTATTACGACATGGGATCCAAAGGTCAAAGTCGATGCGGAACTCACTTACAACACGATTCCGGTCATGCGAGGCTTTGCCCAGGTAAAAGCGGTATACGTGCAGAAGGGCAAATATGCAGACGTGGAGATTGCGGTATTCGGTGAGACGGCTAACCTCTCACGGGATATCGGGGACGCGATGCTTACCGACCTCGATTTGTCCGCATATGATCACCCGTTGAACGCAACGAAGATTGAGGAGAGTTGGTCGGCAAATTTGTTCAGTGGCGTAATTCGTTACGGTCTGCCGGACAAGGGGCAGAATTGGACTTCTTCGAATATATGGACTTCAACCGAACCACTCGAACACGGAGACTTTACACCATACTTCCAAGCCTCCAAGTTGTTTGAGGAGATAATGACGGACGCGGGATTCACATATACATCGAATTTCTTGTCGAGAATTGATGACACGTATCTCGCTCTATACAATGGAGATTTATCAATTCAGGGAACAGAAAACCCAAACGGATACACGTTGCTTGTTGGTTTTCAAAGCGACACAACGCTCACTCCCGCAAGCTCCAACACGTATTATCCAATAACCCTGAGCGATACAACGCCATTTTTTGACACCGGGAGCCGTTGGGCAACCGACACATATACAGCCCCATTCCGGGCGAGATATCGCTTGCGATTGAATGTGCTTGGAGAAATGAGCGATACTTCCCACGAAATAACAATCGCGGTCACTGTAAATGGAACGCCTGTATGGATACCAATTGAAGATGAAGAGGGAGGAGTCTTTAACGGGAATTTTTATTCTTTCCTCCTCAGTTCGGAGGGCGTCTTTTTGAATGCTGGAGATACCCTACGACTTGAGTACAAAATGAACACGGGAGGGAGTCACAATGTCACCTTTACGGGTGCGGGATTTGGTCAAGAGAAAACGAGTCTAGAAATCGTTTCAGTAACAAACCCCATCTCGGGACAGACCGTAGATGTTGCCGCCAATATGCCACAGATGAAGCAAATCGACTTCGTGTCAGGGCTTCAGAAGATGTTCAACCTTGTATTCATTCCGGATCGCAACAACGCGAAACATCTCGAGATTGAGCCGTTCAACGATTACATGGCGAGCGGAGCTTCGAAGGATTGGACGAACAAGATCGACCTCTCGAAAGACATCACTATCGCACCAACAACCGACCTTCAAGCGAGGCAATACGATTGGACGCATACCAACGGAAAAGACCTTGT